ATTTCTGCTGAACCTGTTCCAGAAGTAGTGCTTGCAGAATTAGATGGCATTGTAATGTCAAATGCATTTGCAGTTACATTTGATATCTCAAATGTATTATTTTCAAAATCAGTTGTTGCATAACCTGATCCTGTCGGAACAGTAACGGATGAAAATGTTACATATCTTCCAGCGCTTAATCCATGAGAAGTTTTGTTTACAGTGACTGTCGGAGAACCGGTTGATGCATCAAAATCAGCTCCGGTAATAGCTGTATCTAATGGGGTAATGTCATAAAACTTTTCACCATAATATAAAAATAAACCTTGAGACGTTCCAATAGCTGCATACTTTTCACCTGCTAAAGATGTCCATGTATGTTGAGCTCTTGCTGCACCGGGAAGAGTTTCATTATCAATAGTTAGTTGTTCCCAACCTCCTATTTTTTCAGGTAATCCATATCTAAATCTAACAAAATCACCATCAGTCCATTGAGACTCGGCTCCTGATTGTGTTATTTGCTTATTAAATCCTGGTTTAAATTGTAGTTTCTGAAGCATAGCACCTCATTATATATGCTTTTTATTATTTTGGTAGTATTATATTCCACTCTAACTTGGATAGCAAATCTTGTAAATAAACTTTTTTAAGCTTATTTTCTTTTAAATAAGTATGAAGTTCTTCAATATCAACTATGATCCATTGATCTTTAGCTTCAAATACCATTTTATCTGCCTTGGTATTAAAAGAACTATATTTACCTATTTCACCTTCTTTAGTTTTTTGTATAGGTCTTGTATCAAATTTGTAAAAACGATTTTGACCTTTTATAATTCCTGCTATATTCCAAGATTCTTTTTTAGAGGGATACTCTATGTTTTCTAATATATCTTTAAATTGCACTTTTTAATTTATACCAACAAGGAATAGTGTACCTTATTCCTTTAGTAATTGTATTAACTTGATGTTTTATTTTATTACCATTAAAACTTATTAATTTACATTTTTTTGGTTTTATAATTTTATTTCCTACAATAGTTTCTCCACCTTCAAAATTATCATTTAAATATAAAATGCTAGTATAAGGATGAATATCAAAATCAAAATGTTCTCCTTGGGATTCATAAGTTGGCCATCTTACTATTTGAAAATAATTTACTACATATTTTTTATTTATTTTTTGAATAAATTTATTTAATAAAATATTCATTTCTTTAATTTTAGGTTTATCTAATAATACATCACATTGTATAACTTGTGTTTGTCTATGTTTAATAGAATAACTATTATTTTCTACATCATAATTTTTCTTGTGAAAATTTATAAAATATTGTGATTCTTTATCAGATATAAAATCTTCTATTTCTTTCATTAACAATTTAAGAAATTATTTAAATGGTTTTCCAGTGATCCACGCAACTAAAGAATTTCTTTCTCCTTTAGTTACTGGAGTAACCTCATGTAATACATAAGATGGAAATAAAACTAATGATCCTTGATCCCTTGTTGTTAAAGTTGGTTTATCACATTCATATAATAATAAATCTCCACCTTCATATTTTTTAGGATCAGTTAATTGAACAGATAAAGATAATTTTCTTACTGGAGTATTTAATGATCTATCTACATGTTTTCCATATTTACTAGATGGAGATTTATAATTTGTAAATTGAAGTCCTTCATTAAATCCAAAAATATCAAATTTAAAAAATCTTTCGTTTAAATTTAAAACAGTGTCTGTTAATCTTCTAAAAACCCAATCAAGTTCATCTGCTGCATATAACCAGGTAATTTTACTTTTTCTAATATCTGATTTACCAAGAGTTGTTCCTTCAAATAATCCCTTATTTTTTCCTACTCTAACTATTTCTTTACATTCATCTTTTGAAAATAATTTTTCCCAATAAGCAAAAAGTTCTACAGGATCTGTATGTAAATTCCATGCAGCATTTTTTAATACATTTTTATTTTGTGGTTTTGATTTTTTATTCATAGTGTAAATTAAAAGAAATTGAGATTCTTTCCTCCTTTTTATTTATATTTGGTTTTACATAATGTTTTAACCAACTTGGAAAAATATACAATACATTTTCAATACTTGGTAAAAACCATTCTATGGAATTATAAACATTATAGCCATTAAATGCTTTTTTATGTTTATTCCAGTCTATTTGTAATTCATCACTAGATGGATTGACAAAAAATATATCTCCACAATCTTTAGGTGTTTTAACATAATAAACACCACTAATAATAGAATTTGGATGACAATGTAACTTATTACTATCTTTATATTTATTAATATTTATCCATATATTATCAATAAATAATTTTTTTATTAAACCTATTTGTTTACCAAATATATTTGCATGTGTTTCTAAATTTAAAAATAAATCATTTAGTGGTTTATGGACTCCTGATAAATTATCAGATTGCCAACCACCTACATTACTAATAATTCTTCCTTTATCTTTTTTAGATAAATTTAAACAATATTTTTTAATAGATTTATTATCTAATGTTAAAGAAGTTTTATATATAGGTGTTTTAAACATTTCTTGAATAAATATATTTTCTTTCATAAAGAAAGAAATATATAACTAATTTTATAAAAAATTCAATACCTTGTTATTCAGGTATTTGCCAATTTTGAGATGTTTCATCCCAAACATAGTAATTACCATCTGTAGGTTTAGCAACTGGTGCTTCCCAAAAACAAGTAGTTTCATTTAAAGTCCATGACGGATAAGGTTTTGGTGCAATAAAAGCATCTCTGCTTTCATCATATGTATACCCTTTACCTGCATAATTTTTTCTTAAAGCAATACCATCATCAGGTTGACCATCTTGTCCATAATGAACACCACCTTTTGTGTTATATGAAGTTTGTTTAAATGTAGCGTCTGTGTTATGAATTTTTTGTAAGTATTCTACACCAGCTTGTTCAGAAGTTGCTATATCATTACCAACTCTATGTACTTTTAAAACTATATTATTTTCATCTAATTTTGCAAAATGTGCCATAATAATACCTTACGCGTCGTAAGTTCCATCTCCTGTAAATGTTACTACCGTATCTGTTCCATCAACAGCTGTTGTTGCTGGTCCAGTTACCACTGCATTTTCAAAGCTTGCAGTAGGCATTCTTAAAATAACTACTCCAGAACCACCATTACCGCCTGGTCCAGATTGGCCAGCACCACCGCCGCCACCGAGGCCATCGGTTCCAGCTTGTCCTGCTCCGCCTCCTTGACCGTGTCCATCTCCACCGCCACCAGATCCGCCGGGATAAGTTCCTGATGTCGCTGTTGTTCCTCCACCGCCACCGGCATACGTGACTGGTGAACCTGTTATTGTACTAGAACCACCTGAACCGCCACTACCTGCAGAACTTGATGAACCATTTCCTCCAGAGCCGCCTTTACCGCCGCCGCCTCCGCCGCCGTAAGCCGGTCCTCCCGATCCTCCTGCGTGAGCTATACCTGATCCTCCAGGATTTCCTTCACCTGGTGTTCCTGATCCTCCGGGTTGAGGAGGGTTAGTAGCACCTCTACCTCCACCACCGGATCCGCCATCGAAACCAGCGTTAGGAGAAGTTCTTTCACTTCCTCTACCGCCACCTGTTGTACTTACATCTGATATGGCTGGGCCTGTAACACTACTTTGATCACCATCTGCTGATGATGGACCTCCAGTACCTCCTGCACCTACTGTAACGGTTAAAATACTAAATCCTGGAACACTAGAAAAAGTTCCACTTACCATACCGCCGGCTCCGCCTCCTCCGGCTTGTCCTTGGCCACCACCTCCGCCACCAGAAATGACTAAATAATCAATATCATAGGGAGAATTTTCAGCTCTTCCTTTTGCTCTTTGACCATAAGCTTTAGAAGCCCCGGCTGCGAATGAACCTATAATCGGCATCTTTCTATATTCCTCCTATTATGCAAACTGTGTTTGCGATGCTAAAACTGTAAATGTAGCTGCTCCAGTTTTGATAACTGTGTATGTATAAACATCAAGAGAGTTAGTATTTCCACCTGTAGGTGCTGAACCACCTTGCCATTCTGGAGTAACAGAACTACCATCAACTTGTACAGCTGAATTGTAGTATGCAGTTCCACCTTGTTTAACAATGTGAGCCACTGTTAAAGACTCTCCTGTATCCATAATTGAATCAAGTGAATTAGAACCATCTCCTCTAATATTTAGAGTCCAGTTTCCTGAAGCATCTGTAGTGTAATTTAATACTGCTTGAGTGATAACATCGTAGTTAACTGTTCCTGTTGCAGCTGTAGCTGAGTTAGTTACTTTTTCAGCTAATTGTTGGATTGCACCTGCACCTAAAACAACTCTTCCAATTCCTTTTGGAGAAATATTTAAATCAATATTTGAATCAGAACCAACAGCATCAATTGCTGGACCTGAACCTGTTGCTTGGTTAGTTACGTCAATGTAGTTAACAGCTGAAGCTGTTTTTTGAAATCTAATATATGGATTGTTTGAATCGT